CGGGGATTTTTTGCGTATGAGGGAAAAAACGGGTGTCCAGTTTTGGCCAGGTTGACGGTATTTTGGACATATGGGACGTCCTGGGATGAATGACAGTATTGTGACCGGGATCCAGGCGGTGGCGGAGCATTTCGGGAAATCCGAACGCCAGGTGCGGCGTTGGATCCGGGCCGGCATGCCGCGGCTTTCCGGGAAGCGGTTCGATCTTTTGCAGGTGCAAGCCTGGCTGGACCGGAAGCAGGGCATCGGTGTTTCTGATTCGGCAGAAACTCCAGGGCTTCGAGGTGAACGTCAACGTGAACGTCAACTCACTTTTGCTGACCATCGTGGGAAAGATTTTTGGGATGGTCAAGCAAAACAGTATCAGGCCAAGCTGAGGGAACTGGAATATCGCCAGCGCCAGGGAGAGCTGGTGGAACTACAGGAAGTGGAGGCCATGTTTGTGGCCCGGATCATGGCGGTGAAACAGGGCCTTCTGGCTCTGTCCCGAGTGCTGCCGCCGCAGTTGTCACACTGCCGGGATGAACGGGACATGGAAATCTTGATTGCCAGGGCAGTGCGAAGTCTCCTGGAGGTATTTTCCAGGCCGCTCCAGGTGGGCCGGAAAGAGATGGTGCCGCCGTTGTCGGCAGGAATAGAGAGTCTGGAAGTGGCGGAAGTGGCAGGTGATACTAACCATAGTTGAAATTAAAAAAAATATCAGGCCAGAAGGATATGAAATAGATTGGCTTTCTTCTGGGCGTCTGGCCTGGGCGCCGCCAGAAAATATTACGGTGTCGCAGTGGGCCGAGCGCTATCGGATACTGCCGAAGGAGTCGGCTATTCCCGGACCGTGGAGCAACCGGCTGGGGCCGTATGCGGTGGGGGTTATGGATGCGTTTACAGATCCGAGGGTGGAACGCATCACGATCATGGCCAGTGTTCAGAGTATGAAAACCGAAGCGGTTTATAATATGTTGGGCTACGCCATTTCCCAGGACCCGGCGCCGGCGCTGGTGGTTATGCCGACGCTTAAAACTCTGCGCCGGGTGAACCGCCGATTGCGAGAAATGATTTTTGCCAGTCCGGAGTTATCCAGGCATTTGACTGGCAATCCGGATGATTTGAAGCTGGAAAGTTTGCTGCTGGATCGCATGGAGATATATTTTGCCACAGCAGGTTCGCCGGCGGAGTTGCAGAACGTTGAAGCGCGCTATGTGATCCTGGATGAAACGGATGAATATCCCCTGGGTGAGGGCGGCTCACCCATTGAAATGGCTGAAGATCGGGCCACCACGTACTGGAACCGCAAGGTTATTTGTCTGAGTCGGCCCACAGCGCCGGATGGTTTCATAAATCTGGAATATGAGCGCTCAGACCGTCGCAAATACTGGGTTCCCTGCCCAAAATGCGGTGGTTATCAAGTATTGTCATTTTGGCAGATCAAGCACGTGGGGGAGCGCCTGGGGGAATGGCCCAAAGATAAGCGCAATCCGGAATACATCAAAGCCGGTCGAGTAGCCCGCTATCAGTGCCTGCATTGTCAGGCGGAAATTGATGACCGGGACAAGCCCGGAATGTTGGCGGCGGGAAAATGGGTGCCGGATGGCCATAAAATCGGCCCAGACGGGGCCATGGCGCCGCTGCCGCCTACGGCGCACGTGGGTTTTTGGTGGAACGTGCTCTATTCGCCCTTCAAGAATTTTTCGGAGGTGGCGGCGCAGTTTTTCGCCACCAAAGATGACCGGGAAAAATACCGGGTATTTTATACGCAATGGCTGGCGGAACCGTGGCGGGAGTTGGTGCGGGTGCGCCAGAGCGCCGAAATTCTGGAATTGCGCACGGAACTGCCGCCTCTGACGGTGCCGGACAACACCGTTGCTCTGACTGCGGGCATTGATTCTCAGAAATATGGGTTTTGGGTGGTGATCCGGGCCTGGCTCATGGAGCCGGAGCCGGCCTCGCATCTGGTGCGCTACGGTTTTGTGGAAGATTTCGTCGAACTGGAGCGCTGGCTATTCCAGGACGTGTATCATACGCCGACCGGGATGGCCTATCCGGTCTGGCGGGCCGGAATCGACATTGCCGGCGGTGAAATCGAGCCTGGGGAGCATACCATTACGGAGCGGGTCTATGAATGGCTGCGGATTTCCGGACAGGGCCGGGTATTTGGGGTGAAGGGCAGCTCGCGGCCTCTGCCGGGTGGCAAAAAGCTGCAAATGTCAGTGATTGACAAAATGCCGGGCACCAAGGGGCGGCCGATTCCGGGAGGTATCCGGCTCTGGCACCTGAACACCGGCATGTTGAAGGACAGCATCTGGGCCCGGATTGAGGGCAAACGGTTTTGGCTGCACGCCGCCGCGGACGAAATTTATGCCAGTCATTTGACCGCAGAAGCTAAGGAGCGTGACAGATACGGGCGGCAGGTGTGGGTTATCCAGGGGCGGCGGGCCAACCACCTGTTGGATTGCGAGGTTTACGCCGCGGCCATGGCCGATCCAGAGTGCTGGGGCGGGGTGCTGGTGCTGCCCCGGCCTGGCGGCGGGCAGGTTGAGGCGACGCGGGAGGCGCCGATGAACCCCTTGACCGGCAGGGAGCGGGGGGCCTGGTGGAGGAGATAGACCTGGAGCAATTGGCAGAGGCCATTGACGCGGCCGATTTTGCTTTTCTGCCTATGCGGATTTCTCTGGGCCGGATTGCCAGCCGAAAGGCCAGATCAAAAGATGATTCCGGCGCTATAGCCTATGGCCAGGCGGTGGCGCACCTGCGGAGTCCCTGTCCGGCCTGCGATCCAGACGGGGCTATTCGGACAACGGGGAAGTGTGTGGATAACTGCGAGAAAATCCGGGCGCAGATTGATGCGCTCCGGCAGGATACGCGCTTTGCGGATGCGATTATAACAAAAAATTTTGTCAATCAGGAGATCATTATGCCGGAATTGTCTGGAATGGGCAATGAAGAGGAAATTCCCAGGCGAATAGAGTCGAAACCATGGCCGGATGGCGTCAAAGCCTGCAATCATCATCCGGACCGGCCCCAACACAAGGGCCGGGGATTGTGCCTGGAATGTTTGCAGGAGGGAGGCAGAGCGGCGGCAAAGAGAAGAATGGCTAAGAAGGAAAGTGAAAAGCTGAAAGAGGTAACACCAGCTGTGAGAAAGGCCCCCGGTAATGAATCTGTTGTGCTCGAAGCCGGTCCGTCATGTAAAAATCATCCGGACCGGGCCGCGCAGTTGGATGTTAGAGGAATATCCACCGGATCATGTCCGGAGTGTCTGTCGGCGCGGGGGAAAAAAGCTGGTGAAAATTTACAGGAAATGGGCCGAAAAAATGTCGTCCTGCCTCTGGCGAAGCCGCGGTTGGCCGATTTGCGGCAGTGGCTGGCGGAACAGGCCGAAAATAATGAACGCACCCTGGCGCAGGAGATAATTTTTATTTTGAGGCAGGCTCAGAAGACAATAATATAAAAATAACTTTAAGATTAACGGACTAAAACGTGGTCACCGTCAACCTGGAATTGCGCCGCCAGGCGCGCCGGCTGATGCTGCTGTTGTCGCTGTTCAAGGCCGCGATGGGTAATTGAAAAAGGAGCTTATATGATAAAATCCCCTGGCCTGCTGCATGTGCATCATGTGGCCGAGATACTGGCCTGCAGTCCCAGGCATGTGCGCAACCTAGTAAAAGCCGGAGAATTGCAGGCGGTGCGGATCGGGACGCGGGATTACCGGATTTTCAGGGATTCGGTGATGAGATTTCTGGAAAACGGCCGAGTGCAGACTGAAAAATTTTATGAGTGAGAGAAAATTAACGGAATAGAGAGTCATAAACGGAACAGAGGGAACTGAGGGCCTTGCGGCCCTTTTTTTTGTGGCCGTATTATAGGGGGCATGACTGGCTATACTCAAGCGGAACTAGAAACCATGTTGGCGGAGGTCAAGAGCGCTATCAGCAAGGTGCTCACGGCCCAGGAATACGACGCCGGGGCCGGCATGTCGGTGCGCCGAGCGCTGCTCAAGGATTTGAACGAGCGGGAAAAATGGCTCCTATCCGAATTGGCCAAATTCGGCGAAGTGGGAGCCGGATTTAATCCGATAAATTTAGTGGAATTTGGAGAGCCGTTATGAGCGAGGGCGGCTCTTTTACTTTTTTGGACCGGGTGATCAATTATTTTGCTCCCATCCGGGGGGCGCGGCGCCAGGCGGCCCGGTTGGCTTTGTCAGCCGTTGCAGATTTTCGGGGAGCTGATACCTCCCGCCTGCGGGCTAACTGGCTGTTGGGCCGCGCAAGCACCACTCCCGCCTCCTACACGTTAGAGATTTTGCGTAACCGGGCCCGGGACCTGAACCGCAACGATGCCGTGGCCAGCGGCGCCACTGATACGCTGGGGCAGAATATTGTCGGGCGGGGGCTGCAGCCGCAATCACGGATGCGAGCAAAAATATTGGGAATCTCTGAAGAGCGGGTTAGGGAGTTGCAACGCCAGGTGGAATATATCTGGGAGATGTGGGCGCCCCTGGCCGATGCTGGGGACCGGCTAAGTTTTGATGATCTGCAATTTCTGGCTCTGCGCAAAATTGTGGAGGACGGGGAGATTTTAGCTTTACCGGTTATGGCTGACGAATCTTGGCGGCCTATTTCCCGAGTGGTGGAATTGCTGGAGGGAGACCGTCTGGCGCCGCAGTCCGGGAAAACCGTGACGGCCATGGACACCGGGGTTGAATTGGGCCGCCGCGGGCAGCCGCTGGCCTATTGGATTTCCCGGGTGGATTATGCTGGGCAGGGATCGTCAACTATAGCCACTGGCCCAGCCGAGCGGATAGCGGCCCGGGATGAGGCCGGTCGGCCCCGGGTATTACATATTTTCCGGAGTTTACGTCCCGGCCAGGTGCGGGGCATCCCCTATTTTGCACCGGTGCTGACCTACTTCAAGGACCTGACAGATTACCTGGACGCCGAATTGGTGGCCGCGAAAGTGGCGGCCTGCCTGGCAGTATTCGTCACTAAAACTGATCCGCAGTTTGCCGCTTTTGCCTCGGCCAGCCGCACTGAAACCGAGACTGGCATCGACCGGCGGGTGCAGACGGTGGAGCCGGGCATGGTTTCCTATCTGAGTTTGGGAGAGGATATCAAGGTGGTGGACCCGAAGCGGGGTGGGGAAACCTTTTCCAGTTTCGTGGAGGGCATCCTGCGCATGATCGGCATTGCGCTTGGGCTGCCCTACGAGCTGCTGGCCAAAGATTTTAGCAAGACGAATTATTCCAGTGCTAGAGCCTCGCTTTTAGAGGGGCGGCGGATGTTTGCAAACTGGCGTGCCTGGTTCGCCGCCCGATTCTGTCAGCCGCTATGGGAATTGGTTCTAGAGGAAGGTTATCTCCGGGGGTTGTTTGACGCTCCGGATTTTTACCGATTCAAAAGCGAGTATCTGCGAGCGGCCTGGATCGGCGGCGGTTGGGGCTGGGTGGATCCGGTGAAGGAGGTCCAGGCCAGCAAGCTGGCCATCGACTACGGCCTGTCAACCCAGGCGGACGAGGCGGCGGGCCAGGGCCGGGATTGGGAAGAGGTTTTTGAACAGCGCCGGCGGGAGCAGGATAAAGCCCAGGAGTTAGGATTGACTTTTCCTGTGACCGGGGCGCCGAAGCAAGCTGTTGGCGCCACAGGAGGAAATGACAGCGATGCCGGCCTTTAAGAGTCACAAAACGGCGATTTCGGATGGGGCCTGGGATGGCCCGGTCCAGAAAACCCGGGTCAAAACCGGCCGGAAACGGGCCTATTACGGCAGGATTTATGCCTGGTTCGATCCGGATGGGGAGGAGGGCGTCAAAGGGACCTACAAATTTATCCATCATGAAGTGGGAGAGGATGGCACGCCCGGCCCGGCCAACCTGACGGCCTGTTCCACCGGCATCGGAGTGCTGAACGGCGGGCGGGGCGGCACCACCATTCCGGCTGCGGACCGTCGGGGAGTCTGGACGCACCTGGCCGCCCACCTGCAGGACGCCGATAAGGAGGCGCCGCCCTTGCAGTCTCTGGTCGGTGGCGATTATCCCCAGGTGTTCGAGGCTCTGCAGGACCGGGCCTGGGCCGTGCATCCGGCCAAGTTGGTGGAAATCAACGCCTTTGTAGAAAATTTGCTGGACGGCGGCCCGTTTCCGGCCCGGGCCGCGGCGGGGCGCTCCGGCGCCCGGGCCGCCGACGCGCCCTATGAGGCGGTGGATGGCGTGGCGGTGCTCCCGATCATGGGAGTGCTGGCCAAACGCATGAACTTGCTCACGGATATGAGCGGCGGCACCAGTTACGAGCTCCTGGGCAAACAGTTTGACGCGGCCCTGGCCGATCCCAACATCACCGCCATCCTGCTGGATATTGATTCGCCCGGGGGCACGGTGGACGGGGTGAAACCGCTGGCGGACCGGATTTTTGCGGCTCGCCAGGTCAAACCCGTGGTGGCTTATGGCGATGGCCTGATGGCTTCCGCGGCCTACTGGCTGGGTTCGGCGGCGAATTGGGTCATGGCCGGGGATACGGCCCTGGTGGGATCCATCGGGGTGGCGGCGATGCACTATGACCGGTCCGGGGCCGATGCGCAGCGGGGTGTGAAACGCACTGTCATTTCCTCGGGGAAGTTCAAACGCCTGGCCAGCGATACCGAACCGTTAAGCGCCGAGGGTCTGCAATATCTGCAGGAAATCTCGGACACCTACTACCAGATATTTCTGGAGGCGGTGGGCCGGCAGCGGGGCGGTATCACGGCGCTGCAGGTGCACGAGCACATGGCGGATGGGCGGGAGTTTGTAGGCCGGCAGGCTCTGGATAAAGGATTGCTGGACGGCATCGGCACGAAAGCCCAAGCGATCGCGAAGGCGCGCCGGCTGGGCCGGAAAAACCAAACAGGAGGAAAAGATATGGATTTGAAAACCTTACAGGCGCAGCATCCGGAGGTATTCGAGGAGATCAAGGCCCTGGGCGCGTCTGAAGCGGCTGAGGTCCTGCGGGCTGAAGGCTGGCAGAACGGCCTGGAGGCCGAACGGATCCGGGTGTTGAAGATTTTGCGGGCCGGGGGCAAGGCTGACCTGACCTTGGCCGCCGTGGAGCAGGGTGACGCGCCGGAAGCGGCCCTGGAAAAATTTCTCCAGGCCGAACGCGACAACCGAAATCTGGAGCTGGAGAAAATGAAACAGGCGGCGCCCGGCAGCATGGGCCAGCAGGCTATGGGCGGCAGCGAAACTTTTGAAACTAGAGTGGCGGGATTGTTGGCTCAAGGCCAAGCCAAAACCCGGGGCGAGGCCATCCGGATAGTGGCCCGCCAATGGCCGGAACTGCATCAGGACTATATCGACCGTCAAAATTCGGTTAAATAACCGGCGGTCAAGAAAATAGGAGGAAATTATGTGGACTGAGGATGTTAGAACTTTTACGGCCAACGGGGCTCTGGCGGCTAACCGGCGGGTGAAGGTGTCCGGGGCCACCACCACCACCCCGCCCCAGGTGGAATATGCCGGCGCTGCGGAATATGGCGTGGGGATTACTCTCCATGCCGCCGCGGATGGAGCGGCGGTAGCCGTCAAACTGTGGAACAGTTCCGGTACTTTCCAAATTGAGGCCAATGGAGGGATCGCTAAAGCCGCCAGTCTGTACGGCACCGCCAATGGCCGGGTGGATGACGCCGGCACTGGCACCATTCAGTTTATCGCGCTGCAGGCGGCCAGCGGCGCCGGCTCTGTGATTGAGTGCGCCATCAATCCCTATCTGGCTACGGCGGCGGGATCAGTATCCATTACCGATGCCGGCAGCCTGATCACGGCCACGGAGGTGGAGGGCGCTTTGGCGGAAATCATGACCGGCATTAAGACCGCGCAATATACTATCCCTCCAGTGGCAATGCGCCTGGAAACCGGCGCTGCCATTGCGGCTTTTTCCGACGGCGTGGCTGACGGTTGGACGCAACTGTCTAACAAAACCATGGCCCTGCGTTGGAATAACGGCGGCACCCCCACTGACCTGATGGCGGTGTTTGTATTGCCTCAGGACCTAGATGATGCGGCCGATGTGGTGGTGCATCTCCTGGGGGCCATTGTCAAGGCTGGCGGCGCGGAGGTGGATTCGCCAGTATTCACGGTGGAAGCTTATTTTGAAACAGCTGGGGCGAATCCGGCAGCGGATACCGACTGCGGTGGCGAATCCGGCGAATTTCTGACGGCGGCAGCGGCGGTCTGGCAGGAAAAAACCCTGGCCATTGCGGGGGCGGATGTACCGGCGGCGCCCACAGCTTTAACCCTGGTTTTCCATCCCAAGGATGGGCAGTTGGACACGGACGATTTCGTCCTGATGCCTCCCTGGCTGGAAATTACCCGGCAATGCCTAACCTCTTAACCAGCTCTGAGCAAAAGGAGGATTGATCATGCCCAGACCGTCTTCGTCAACTACCATCCAGCGCCCGGATTTAGGGGAGCTGGCCTATGAAGCCATCATGGGCGCCGGGGCCCAGGGATTTGTTGCGGATGAAGTGCTGCCGGTGTTTGAGACCGTGGAGCAATCCGGCGATTATCCGAAGATCAAAGTGGAGCAGTTCCTGAAGGTGCAGGATACGAAACGAGCGCCCCGGGCTGGGTATCCCCGGGATGACTATGAATTCGATACCGGCACCTATTCCTGCCAGGATCACGGCTACGAGGAGCCGCTGGATGACGTGGAAGCCCGGATGTACCGGCGCTTTTTCGACGCCGAGGAAGTGGCGGTGATAC